AATCTTTCCGTGATTTTACGAATTGTAATTCCGCCTTTGACGATCGGTTCAATCACTTTGCTTTCGGTAAGTTTTTCGACGATCGCATTCACAACATCTTTTTCGTATTTCAACGCTTCGGCAATTTGATCATTCGATAAATCCGGTTGTTTTTTCAACAACTCCATGACCTTCGATTCCCTTTCGGTGAATTCGGTAACGGCCGCGAATGACATTTTGAAATCGTCATCCTGGCCGATATATACTTCGGATTTTATGATGTTATAGGTTTCGCGATCTTCGCCATATTCCGCGAACATATCCGCGATGAACTCGTCGGAATCATCGTTGAATTGCTGATCGTTTGTCATTGGATTTTCATCGACGCCCAAATATTGATTGATTTGTTCGTTTGTAAATCCATACGCTGACAATTGGATTGACGCTTGTCCCTTTGTTAACTTGCCCTGGCTGAATAAACGAACGATCCTTAAAAGGTTTTGTTGTTGGCGTCCGGACAATTTCACCAATGTTTCATTTCCCAATTGCTCCGGCTGACTTGCCACCGCCACCGGTGCAATGCCATATTTCGCCGGATCAATACCGAATTTTTCCAATATCCATTCCTTCGGCAAAAGTTCCTTAAACTGCACCGGATCAAGTTCCATCCCCACCGGTTCAACATCCTTCAATTTATATTCGGCGTCGATATTGGCAACGCTTGAAAAATACCCGACTATTTCCTCAATTTGCTTTTGCTTATGGGTGACATAGGTATTTTTGAAAATTTCATATGATGTTTTCAATTCGGTTGCGTTCCCTAATTTACCCTCTTGTTGAATACCGAAAAGCAAAGGATGCGTGATATTATGACCGCTGAATATGTTGTTCGTGATCAAATTGTCGATCGTTGTGAAATCCTCTTTTGTTAAATCGGATTGACCCAAATCGTCGATTGTGGGTTTTTTCAACGGATCGTTGTTGAACGCGATCAAAAGTTTTTTCCCTTCGGCACCGGTCGCGGCATTTTCCAACCTGGCCGTGATCTTTCTTTTTTTATCCTCTTCGGGTTCGCCGTTGTAAAAATTGATAAACTTCGACGCGCTGAATCCGGTTTTCGCGTTTGTCAATGTGTGACGTGAAACCTCGATGTCGGATTCAACCCAATTGCACGCGGCCACCCATGAAGGCAACGCGTACGGATTTTTTCCGCATCGGTATTCCTTAAAATAAAATATCGATGTTGTTGTGCATCCAGGATGAAACGCCGGATATTCGGCTTCCGGTTGTTCCCATGTATTCTGCCATTTTTTACGATAGTAAAAACAATCGTTCGCCTCATTGGTCCGGATTCTATCATATGACATATGATAAATGTTGTAACCGCCGGCAAGTTTTGGAATGACCTGGAAATAACAACCGCCGTAATTCTCAATGTCCAAACATGCGATTTTCATCAATTGGTCCCATGATTGTTTCTCATTGGCCTTTTGCAAAAATACCTTTCCGGCTTCGGAATCGGTTGTCAACCCATTGCCCAAAATATAAACGCACTTTCCGTTGATGATCGCGTTGTGTTTCGCTGACTTGTTATATAACCAAAGTAAATACCCTGGATAATCGTTCCGGTCCCCGAATGGAACATAACTCAATCCCCGTTTTTTTTCCATAACGGGAATCCTGGAATCGGCAAATTCCATTGATCCAATTTCCAAAATGTCCCCGTCGGTTTTATCCGGCGTAACCTTTATATGTCGTTTCGGGTTCATATCCTTCCTTTGTTATATTGGCCGCCGGATTCAATTTCATTTTGCCGCATTCAACCAAATTCAATCCCGTTGGATCAAGATTGACGGCTGAACTTTGTTCGTAAACTTCATATGAATATTGTCCGGCTTGCGCGGTTGCGAATAAAGTAATTGTGTTGAATGTGTATATGTTGGCGCGTTCCGGGAATTCACTTGTATCGGACGCGGAATTTACAATGATCTTATATTGAACCTTTGTTGATACGTTTTCGAATATGAACAAATAATACGGATTCGTAATTGTCGTTGATTCATTCAACGTTACAATGGTTTCCGATTGTTGCCCGATAGTGTAAACGATCATGTTATCTTGTGGCAAAAAATAGACGTTTGTTGAAATGAAAAAGGCCGCCATAATATTGGCGGCCCCTCATGGAATCATGTGTAACCCACAACATGAAATTATGTTGTCAAAGTTCCCAATGCGGTTGAATTGACTTCATAGGCCAAATTCTTTTCGTCACCGCTGAAAACCAATTCGTACCCGTTACGATCGGCCAAAAGTTTGCCGGTCTTATTTGCGGATGTGTCCATCATTAAACCATAATCACGGCCATACATCCAACCCGTTCCGTTTTCGTCAACGAAAACGAAGATCAAGCGATTTTGAGCCAACAACAACAATTCATTGCGAACGGCGGTTGTCATTTTATTGATGGGGAATTTGATTGTTTGTTTGTTTGTCAATGTTCCCATTTCGCGATTGCCTGCGAATGCCTCGTCGGCTTCAGCGGTGTGCGCGATCAAATTGTACTTTTTGAATGTCTTTGTTGCAACCTTTGTGATCACGGTTATAACGCCGGCGACTTCTGTTATGGCTGAAACATTTTCGAATTCAATAACGTACAATTCCTTCACGCCGCCGAAACTATAACGACAATCCAGGTTGTAACCTTGTGTTAAACTACACGGCATAGTATTAAAATTTTAATTAGGGCCGGATATTTCCGGCCCCGTTATTGAATCAATTAACCCAAATAAAGTACGTTGTTCGCTTGCCTTGCAACGTGTGCGGCGATTGTGAAAATGTGTTTCACGAACATATCTTCGCGGTTGTTGGCAATCTTGTTGATCTCCATTTTGTTGATGTCGGCAACCAAATCGGTGCACCAAATCAAGTTTGAAGGCAACGCGGCGATCACGCAATTTTCGGGCAATGGAACGAATTTGATTTCGATTCCGTTGTAAAAATATTTGTCGGCCTTAATGTCAACCGCAAACAAATCGCGATAGGTCGCATTAACATTGAAAATGTTGATGAATTGTTTGTGGCTATAAGGTGCGTAAAGGAAAGGCTTTTCATTTTGAGCCAAAACAACGGCCGGAATCGCGGCGTAAACTTTGCCGTATTCGGTGTTGATGTTTGTGCTTGAAATGGTTGTTCCGGCAACTTTAACCCTGGTTCCCAATGCGCCGTTGTTATAAATCATTTTCGCAACAACGCCATCGAATTGGGTTGCGGTTTGTGCGGCTGCCCATGTTTGTTCCGCTGCGCCAACCTGGTTTTGTGCGGTGCCAGGTGTAAGGCCGGCAATTGCGGTTTTGGTTGCGGATGTTACGCCGGTCCACCACTTTGATTCGGCATCGAGTGAAACCTCTTTACCATAGGCGGCCAAAACTGTTCTTTCGAATTCGGTTGACATCATTTCCCATGCGCCGGGTTTCATGCTACGCTTGAAACGTGAAGGGCGAAGGGAATTCGGATCGAACTCATGATAATACATCACCTTTGTAGGTGTCACCGCGGTGTCAGTCAAAGTAAAGGTACCCTGGCTTGTTGGCGCGCCACTTGAAAACGCTTGCAATGTTACTGCGTTAACGTTTTCGGTGAAGATTGTTTCGTTCTTTACATCGCTTTCGAAAGAAACCAAACCTTCGGAAATGGTTTTGTTTTCGAATAAAAGTTCTTCGAGTACGGGTTCATATGCTTTACCGCGTATGTCGACGATTGTTGCAGAAATTGCCATTGTTATTGATTTTTAGTTTTTGATGATTTTGTTTCTTTTACTTCCTCGATTTCGTCCGGGAACCTTTGTTTCAAATGTTCCAATTGGTCCTGGCTCAAATTCGATTCCGATGTGAACGGATTTGACTTCGGACCATAGGCCCAAATTTCAACGCCGTCTTTAATTTTTAATGCCATTGATTAAAAGTTTTTTTGTGCGCGGAATTTTTCCAATGGTGACATTTCCTCGAAAGATTTTACTTTTTCGGTCGGTTGCTGAATGGATGAATTCGCGATGGTTTCAACCAAATGAAACATTTGCTTCAATGTTTCGGCTTGTTTTTCAATAGTGCTTTTTTGATCGGCGATTGTTTGCTTCAGTTCGTCGATGTCAGTTTTCGCGGCCGCGAATACTTGTTCCATTTCGCTGAACTTACCGGGCAACTTTTTCATTGCTTCGACTTCAACTTCAACAACGGGCGCAACTTCGGCTTTCTTTACTTCGGTGATCAATCCGCCGGCAACAACGATTTTGCTTCCATCTTCCAATTCATGTTCGCCATCGGGAGCCGGTTCGCCATTCAATACAACGGAACCGCCGATTTCCAATTTGTCGATGGAAACAACCGCGCCGGATTTCAATTTGTAATCTTCGAACTTTGATTCAACGCCGGATTCGGGCGCAACTTTTGGCGCAACAACTCCGGACGCCGGCAATACCGGTTCCGGCTTTACTACGTCGCCGAATATCATTGTTCTGATTGTTTCGACTGCTTCGCGTGGTGTCATGTGATAATTCTTTTTTGATTGTGGCATAATTTAAAACATTGTTGAATTTAAAATTTCAACTATTTTTTCGAATTGCTCGTCGTATTGATCCTTTTTTTTCATTCCGAAATTACCTTCGACGCTGAATCCTTTAACCATTCCATCCTTTACCAATTGCCAGGCAACGTCATTTTCGACGAACATCGAACCGAATAAAGTTCCATCCGGCAAATCTTCAAATCCTTTCATTGCACGAATCCCCCTGGCTTTGTCCGATTGGAAAACTTCGAACAATGTCACGCCCGGAATCTTCATGTCGGAATTGTGCATCAAATTAACGTTATTGTGAAATCCCTTTTTGGCCAATTTGATAGCGATTTTCTTAATCGTTTCCGGTGAAAAGAAAACTTCATATTCGCCCATTTCCGGATCGTTCCGGTAAATGCGTTGATTTGCAATCATCAACGGACCGGATATGATACGCTTTTCCTCATCCTGGATTTTGAACGATTGACGATCGATTTGTTTCAATTTGCGTTCGGCCCAATCGATCATCGCTTCGCCGCCCCATGCGTCCCACATAAGGCCGCCGCATCCTTCGGAATACGGAACATCTTTGTTTTGTTGATGACGACGGAATCCGCTAATCCTGGCAATTGTTTCACGCGTCAATTTTTCTTTATTCGCGATTTGATTCGCCCGGACCTTTCCGGTTTGTTCGCCACATTCACCCCATCCGTTTTCATCTGCCCATTTCAACGCGCGTTTCGCATTGTTGACGGCCGCTCCGGGATAGTCATTCCAGGAATCCGCTTCGGCAAAATGTTGTTCCCAAATGGAATTACAAATCGCGGCCGCTTGTCCGACGTCCTTTCCTTCGCTGACAACGTACGAAATGCAACGCGGAATGAAATCGGTTTCGCGTTCACCTTTTGCCGGTTCGACAAAATCTTCGCTGAACTTTACAAAATCTTTTTTGATCGCCGGGCGGTCGACCAATGCAATGAAATCGACTTCCAAATCCGATTCGGGATCATCGGAAATCAACATTTCATAAACGGGTAATTTTTTCATAATATTATTTTTTATTGTTTTATCCTAAACGGGCGGCCCTTTGTAAACGTGAATTCCTTTCATCCATATTGCGGACGTCGGAATCCAAAACATACGCGCGATTCACCCCACCGGCGGCCGCATTGCCAATGTTTTGAATTGTCGACGCTGACAATGTTGTCGCGGTCGCTTGCGGCGTTACCGGTGCGGCAACGTCACCCATCGAAGGCGTTGCGGCCCCACCGCCCCCACCACCGGGAACTTGCGTTTTGGTTATATTTTTCACCGCGCTGAACCCCGACGCCAAAATTGTGGCAACCGATGCAACCTTTTGAATCGTTCCGAATGGTTCCGGAATTATTGTTTTATTCCGCAATACTTCGGTGACGCCCAAATATGTATTGATCAACGCTTGCGAAACGGCCAACGCTTTGCCGGCAATGGTTTGTTTTCCGACAACATCGGACAATGCGCCCAATGCTTCGCCGGTTACTTTGTATGTGTCGCGCTTTTGTTGTTCCAATAACAAAACCGCATCGGCCGCCTCTTTTTCCTTTTTCGCAATTTCATTTTTCTTTTCAATCTCTTTATTCAATCGGTCGTTTTCCTCTTTAAACAACCTTTCCATTTCGGCATTGTCCGCCTCTAATTGTTTTTTCTCTTGCTCCCTGGCTTCGGCCGCTAAACGTAACCGGTTTTCCTCAATCTCTTTCCTGGTTTCATATTCGATTTTCGCAATCAATTTGCGGTGCGCTTCTTCTTCCTCTAAAATCTTTTGTTTCCTTTCTGCCTCTTTACGCGCCGCTTCAACACGTTTATCCCTTTCCTCTTTCTCAATCGATGTGATTTGCGATTGTGTCTTTTTGGAAATCTTCGACATTGACGCGGCTTCATTCTCCGCGGCAATGATCATGTTGTCGATTGCCGACAATTTTTCTTTGTCGACATTTTTCATGTTCTGCAATTCCAAACGGGCCGCCTTCAATTGTTCGATTGAACCTTCGCGGATTTTTGCAATCAAATCACCGCGCGCGCCCATTTCCATTGCCATTGCCTCCATTGTCAACCTGGCTTTCGTTTGGTTGATCTCGATCACCTTTAATGATTCCTCTTTCTCAATCCTGGCCGCCTCTTTCAATGCGGCAATTCTATCGCGGACGGGTAGGTTTGCATCGGCGGCAATTTCGCGCGCATCTTGCAATTTGCGATTTGCTTCGGCCGTTGCGATGGCTGAATTCCTTTGCGCATCTTCTAAATCGTCCAGGGCCTCCGTTATTTCACCGAATCTTTGCGCCGTCTTTTCGGTTGTCACGCCCAACGCGGACAAAACCGAAATCAATCCGCCCGTGACCAATTCGGTAATTTTGACGAACCCGTCAATCAACGGCGTCAAAATACCCGTTATGAATTTATTGAAAACGCCGGACAAGGTCCCGAATGCTTTACCCAACGCATCGGAAACGCCTTCCATTTGTTTGAACTTTTGGAATAAGGCAACGACAAGGCCGGCCAACAATGCGAAAACGCCAATGATCGGATTCGCTTTTAAGATGTTGAACGCTTGCGTCAATGCGCCAACGCCTTGAGACGCCTGGCCCAATGCCGGCGACAATGTCCCCAATTCGCCCTTTAACTTTCCGAACGAACTGCCAACCTCTTTCGTTTGATTCGACGCGCCCTTCATGGCGTCTTGCGTCTTGCCTATCTTCGCGGCCGAATCGCCCGTGTCGACGTCGATTTTGGCTTTTATGTTTATGTCTGCCATATCTTAATAAATTCGATTAATTACTTTTAAAAGTTCAACGGAACAAACATCTTCATTCGTTGCGTTGAAATCCGAAATTTTATTCAAACGATACAACGCCCCATCGATCCAAATCAACTTTGAAAAATCAAGTTTGTAAATATCTTTGAACGCCAATTTCATGGTACATGTCAACAACCTGGAATCTTTGTCCGTAATTTCGGATAAATACGCGGCCCAATACGAATTAAACATGTTGGCCGACGGATAAGCGGCAACGCTGAAATTGATTTCCTTTGGAACGGAAAAATTCAAATCGAATGTCGGTGTTGCCGGATCGTCAATGTGTCCGGCGAATCCGTATGTCGTCAAGGTCCCCAAATCGGTTGCCCCGTTTTTCATTTTCCAGGATGTTACGCCGGTAATCTTTTTCGCTTGCATAATACGAATCACGGAATCCATGCGATCTTCGGTAGTGTTCGAATTGGACAATTTGAAAATGGACGGGAACAACTTATCGGTTCCGGTGTAGTTCGTCAAAATGGACCCGGCGAACATCAATTCGATCGTTTTCGTTTCCTTTGCGAAATCATATTCGGTGTCGTAAATGAAATCGCCATATCCTTCATTGAATTTTTTGCGATAATTTTCATTGAAAAAATCGTTGTCGGATTTGTATTTAAAATGATAATAACGTGAATTCAATTCCGACATGGGTTTGATCCGCATCGGTTTTGATCGGTCGACCTTTAATGACCAATCGACTGACGTCGCGTCCTCGTAAAATGTCACGAATGGCAACAACTTCAATTTTTTGTCCGATTCGTAATCTTCGAAAACGTAAAGATTGAACATTTTAACAATGTCCGAAATAAAATCCCGTTGAAATATTCCCTTCGGAATGCAATTGTTTATTTGAATCGTATCCCCATATGCGACCGGTACTTCGGTCGCGACGGATGATTCGACTTTGAAATCCCCACCGAAGGATTGATATGATGTTATATTGGAACTGACTTCAACGGATAAAACATCATTTTGAACCAATGAAACGCCGGAAACATCCAGGTTCATATTGATATAGTACGGAACCGCCGGAACATATCGGGATTGTTGCGACAATACCGCGCCGTTTTTCTTTAAATAAAACGTAATTGTTCCCGGTGTCGCCGTCAATGAATTGATTTGTCCGATCGGCCGGCATGTTATGTTGATCGTTTGACTTGCGGCCGGTGTGTATGTAATCGGGTTTGTTCCCGTGAATGATCCGGCCGTGACGATTGTCATCGGAATATATGTCGGGTTTGAATAGGTCGCCGCGGTGAAATCCGATTCAAATAACAATTGCGACAAATTGGTTAAATCCTTTTGATTGTTCGGGATCACCATTCGATTGAATAGGGCCGAACTCAATAAAGGGAAATCCCATGTATAACCGGACCCGGAAATGATTTTATCCAAAATCTCTTTAACATATAAGGCCGGGCGGAATGTGCTAAATTGAAAATCTATTTTGTTTGTCGATGCGGACCCGTAATCAATCAACGGGAAATAAACCCCGGACCCGGCAATTGAATTCCATGAATTTGTTATATTGGTGTAATTCCAGGCCGTGTTATATGCGCTGAAATCCAAATCCTCGATTTTCTTATTTGCCAGGGCCGAAACGAATCCGCCCAATTCACCGAACACGGCGCATTCATATTCGATGAATCCATCTTCGACAATTATTTCCAGGACCCGGAAAATGCCTTTGAAAACTTGCATGTTGTCGGCAAAGATGATCGCATCGGCGGCAACGGCCGGGTTGAAATTGTTTCCGATGTTGTCCGACGCCGGATCGTATGCACTCCGGACATTGACTTCGAAGATATTGCCGAAAATCTTGTTGTTGTTTTTTGTCCCTGGCAAAATGATCGTTTTCGAAAACGTCGTATTTTTCGCGCCGAAATCTTTGATGTCGTCGATCGCCATCGTCAACAAGGTGCTGAACGATTCGTTTATGTCAATCCGTTGTTTCTCGACAAATAGTTCGATCATGTGAATTGCGTTTTATAGGTTGCCCCGAAATCAACTTCAATCATCAAATTGATCAACCCGTCGACAATATGTTCCTTAAATTGGTAATTGTTGTCCGTGATTGTCACCGGATACAATTCGCCTTCATCTTCGACGAATACTTCGGGCGATGTGACCAATTGAGCAAGCCATTGATATTCGGCGTCGGATAGCCAATCGGTATTCAAACGCAACTTTTCCCGGAATCGTCCGGCGAATTGCGTCGTTTGTTTATACATGGTATAATTATTAAAAACCGATACCACGCCGGACGCGCTGACCCGGTACGCCAATTGTTTCCAGGACTTGCGTTCGATGTCAAACGATTTCCGTGAAACCTTATTGAACAACATCGTTTCATAACCGCCCCATTTGTTCATGAAATGGACAAAGTAATTTTTATACAATCCTTCGCATATGATGTTGACGACATAGGTTTTCGTACCTACTGCCACCGAATAGGTTGTCGTTGATGTTGTGAAATTGCCGGGATATTCGTCGTTGATTGCACCGGGCGAAATATTGATGATTTGCATTGTATTCGTCGCCGTTGGCGTGATCGTTTTCGTCCTTGTTGCGGTTCCGCCCGTTACAACGACATTGAACGACGACGACAATTCGGAATAATACGGAATGAAATAATTGCCACATGTGAACGGCAATTCGATTGTGACCGGGCGATCCGATGCGACATCGTCGTCGTAATTGGACAACGATTCGAAACCGGGATATCGTCCATTGTAGTAATTGAAAAAAACACGGGATGAATCGGTAAGTAAAACGGCCGATAATGTTGTTCCGTATTCCTCGCGTATTTTTACGACGCATGAAACGCGCCATTCACCCTCGCCCATTTCATCGGCCAACATGGAACCGCCGGCGTTTACGTTCAATGATTGAACGCAATATTCACGAATCACGGAACCCAAATCAATGATTCCCCGGCTTGTCGTTGGATGCGGAAAATATTTCCCGGTGAATACCTGGACGGAATTTATTTCAAGTTCAACGACATATTTGTAATTCGGATATGTTGTCGGGTTCGTTGCGTGTGCATCATATACAACGTAAACCAATGGATCGTTGACGCTTGAATATGTTGGCGGTGTTGATTCGAATGTCATTGCGTTAAATTATTAATTACATCAATTTTTATGGCGACGCCTAATTCGTTTTCCATATAAACCAAAAATTCATTGGTTGCCTCACGCCAAAAATATTTCGGTTTGATACCTTGTCTTTTGATCATGTATGAAACCTGGACCGCCGCCGATGTCGTTGCATCCCTTAATTTTCTGCCCCTGGCTTCCCTGGATGTAACGGCTTGTTTGACATTCCGGGCCGATTTGCCTTCGCGCGCCATCCATGCTTTTATCGATTTGACCATTTCGCCTTCGGGATCGACGCCACGGGTTTTGAATGAAAACCGGGAATTCCGATTAACCGCCCATCCATTCACGCCCTCGTCCTGGTAACTCGCATAATAAGGCGCAACGATTCCGACCGAATAGGTTTGCCCGTCGAACTCGACGTTCGTCGGCTTGATCAAATCCATCAATTTGCCGGATGATACGACGTCTTTTTCCTCGATCTTTTGGGTGACAAGATCGACGTAATTCGCGGCCAATTGAATGATTGTATTGCTGACGTCGGAAAGTTTAACCGGTTCAAAGTTCGACGCATCTTCGCCCAATAGGTCGATAAACCCGTCGGCTAATGCTTCATGTTGAACTCTATTAAACGATGCCATTTATTTATTTATATGCTTTTGATATGATTGATAGGCTTTTAAATACGCAAGATCATTGAACGCCTGGACGACCGGCAAATCGAATGCCTGGTCCAATGTCAACCCTTCATGTTCGGCGACTTGCTTCGCTGAAAAAATCCATCCGTACTGATCGATAAATGGGTGCGGCTTGTCCGCCTTCATTGGTTCATCGGATTCATCTTCGATTTCATCCTTTTCAAATAAACCTTTGTACGAATTAATAAGTTCAGCAAATGAAAGGTAAAACCGCGTAACGTCTTGTAAAACATGGCGAACGTTTGTATTTAACAATATTTCGGATTTCGTTTTATGATCGCGTTTATTTTTCCATATCGACGCGCCGACCAAATGCATGGCGTCAATTTCGCCTTGTTTCATAAAATGTTGACATTCGATAAATTGACCCAATGTTATTTTGGTTGCATCGGTTTCGAACCGGAACAATGACCAAAACGGCTTTTTATCAATATTGTGAAATTTATTCGCGATCTTATTCGAATACTTTAAAAAGGTGCGTTTGTCCATGTTATCGACCTCGTCATATGTCATATTGAACATGTCCATAATGACCCACGCGATTTGCGCGATGTTGTCGTTTTCATCGTTATACAATGCCGCGGTCCTTTGATATTCTGCCAATGTCATTGTTTATATGTGGCCATTTTCGGCCGTTTGTTGCGGCATAAAAAAGGCCAGGATAAACATCCCGGCCGGTATATGTACTTATGAACAAAAATCAATAATCGTCGTCCGCGAATGAATATTCCCCGATCGCCTCGAATTGCGACAACTTATTCAATCCAACATACCGGACGGCGTCGATAGCGTGATTCAATACATCTTCGGGCGCGTTCAATGTTTTGCCCTCTCGATCCTTCGCCCATCGGTATTGCCTCAATTCTTTGATCAAATTCAATGAATTTTTGGTGACGCGCAATTCGTAACCCTGGAGCCGGTCGATTGATGCTTTGATCGAATCCGGTCCCTTCCGGGCGGCCTCGACATAAAACCCGGCGTTCATCAATTCAGCAATGGATTTCGGTTCGGCCGAATCCGCAACGATGCATTTCGTTGAATTGATCCCAAATTGTTTAAGGTAGTTCACAATTTCGGAATTCGTCAATTTCGTTTGATACAATAGTTCGTTGATGTAGATCATTCCATTGAACCGGTAAACCTCTACCAATGCCGTCGGATCATTTGTGAATCCCCAATCCAGGCCATACGCAATGAACTCCGCTTCGGCCGGTATCTTTTCGCATTGCTGCCAATTTTGGAAAACGACGCCGTCCAGGGAACCGATTTCACCCAACCCATAAACCCGGAACCAATTTCCCCAAAACGCGGACCCGGCGTCGGCCTTTTCCTTCGCTTTCAAAATAAAATTCAACGCCGATTCCGGACATGCTTCATTGTCCTGGTAATTGATGATAATGAAATCCACGTCCTCGTCGTTGATCAATTCGTCATGGAACCAAAACGGATTTGTCGGGTTCCAATCCAGGAAAACGCCTTTCTTTGTCCGGGATGCTAATTCGGTATAGGAATGAAACGACATGTTGTTGCACTCATTCATATACAACCAATCGCGACGCGCGCCCCTTAACTTTGCATCATTGTCCGCGCTGAAAAATTCGATTTGTGATCCGTTGGCAAAGGTATATTTGAAATCGGTTGCGTTCCAACGATCATCGAACCAACGGCCCGTTTCAAACATGATTTTTTTGAAATCCTTCATTGCGCCGCGTTTCAAATGTGGGATTGATTCGGCGACGATGGATATTTCGCTGAATGGATTTTTCGCGGCGATGTCAATCAATATAGGGATGATGGCATATGTCTTCCCGGCACTTGTCCCTCCTTGTATTCCGCGGACAAATTTTTTAAGGTCCCGGATTTTCTTTATTGCCGTCGTAAATCTAAACATTGCATTATTCGGAGAATAGCGGTTGTTCGATCATTGTTTGCGTCATGTCGATTGTTTCTGCCGGTTTGCCTTGCGACCTATTTAACAATGTATCAATTGAATACAATGAACCTTTCTCCAGGGATTTTTTTAATGCCGCCGCTATCGTCTTTTCCAAAATAGGCGATTCCTTGTTTTCGTATATTTGTTTCAATTGGTCGATTGTCATTGCCAACATGACGTTGATCGTTTCAATTACTTCGCTTTTGGTATATCCGATTTCCTTTAATTGCTTTACCAATTTTTTAGGTTTGCCCTTTGGATTCCCTGACTTTCCTTTTTCGAATGGCTTTGCGCCGACGGGTGTTATTCCTTTTTTAAATGGCATGTCCGTTCTTTTTAATTTTTAATGATGGATCAAGTTTGCGCATGCGATCCAAAATGACCTGGCAATACTTTGGGTCAAGTTCCATGCCGTAGCATTTGCGTTTAAGTTGGTGTGATGCCACCATTGTTGAACCAGAGCCTAAAAATAAATCAAGTATTATATGATTGATTAAACTACTATTATTTAATGCTTTTGATATTATTTCTATTGGTTTTGGTGTTGTATGCCCTTCTTCTCTTTTACTTTTTGCTATCCATATACTTTCTTGTTTTCTGTCTGAGTACCATTTATGAGTTCCATTATTGAACCAACCATATAAACAAGGTTCATGCTTTGATTGATAATCTGTTTGTGATAAAACAATACTTTCTTTTTCCCAAATAATCATACTTGAAAAATGGCAAAATTCTCTAAAAATTTTATGAAATATATCAGCACATCTATCACTATGAAAGCAATAAATAGAAGCCCCATTCTTAACATTTAACAAATAATTTTCAAATGCAGAATTTAATAAATCTTCTAAACCTTTTCTATCATCATTATTTATCCCCTTGTAATCTACTCCATAAGGCGGGTCAGTAAACACCATGTCTGCCTTTTGTCCATTCATCAACTTCGCAACCTGTTCGCTATCGGTTGAATCCCCACAAAGTAAACGATGCGGACCAATTTCAAAAAGATCGCCCGGAACAATATCCGTTTCGATTCCGGCGTCCGGTATTTCATAATCATCTTCTTCCGCTTCAAGTTCTTCGCTTTTGAAATCCGGAAGGTCCAATCCCCATTCCTCTAATTTCTCAACGTCCCAATCCGATTTCAATTCGTCCCAATTCCATTCGCCAAAACCGACATTATCCTTTATTAAAAATTGGGTCTTTTGTTCTTCGGTCCAATCGTCCGCCAGGATCACCGGCAACTCTTTCAATCCGACTTCCTTTGCCGCCTTCAATCGCATATTTCCACCCAATACGACAAGTTTTTTGTCGGTATCGGTGAAACAAATCAACGGCCTTTTCTCCAACATTTCCGGGAAATCATTTAAGGATTTAACAAGTTTTTTGAACTTTTCGTCCTTAATGACGCGCGGATTATTCGGATTTGGCTTTATTTCTGTTATTTTTCTGAATTGCATCCAATTTGCTTTTGTTTTCGAATACGAACCGGATCATTTCATTCACGCAAGGTTGACAACCGCGGAATGAAAATTCGGATGATGGATCGATCAGTTTTGAAAGGCGTTCGAACTCGATCAGTTCGGCTTCCGATGGGTGAACATCAACGCCGGCGACGATGCGATCGTAAAGAAATGTTTGTGATAGTACGTCCATTTTTTAAATTTTTAATATTGTTTTGCGAATCCCATTTCAACCATGTGGTAATTTACGACCATATCGTTGACAAATATTTTTACGATCGGTCGTCCGTATTTATCCAGGCCGGTTGATTGAATGAAATATTTTTGTCCTGGTTTGATCAATGTTTCCAAAAATTGTTTTGATTGTTTACCGGCTTCGGTATTTATTTCCGGCGCGTTTATTTCGGATAGGCGGCAATTGGCCGTCATTGTCATTCGGAAACCCAAATCGATTGTTAGGTTGATCGTATCGCCGTCGACGATTTTGTTTGCCGTTGCGAAATATTCGTAGTTCATAAATCCATATGTTTTTTAATTTCGATCCTAGCTTTTTTTATCGTTTTGCAAATGCCGGAAAACTCGATTCCGGTAATTGCTTCGATCTTTCGGTATGATCCATGTTCCGCATAAAGTTCCAACATTTTGGCATCATACCAATAAATTTTTTCCAACGGGATGTTAATCGTTTCCGGTGCCGGTTCATCCGGTACGTCGGAAAACGATTCTAATGGCGTTTCCTTGCCTTGTAATTTCCGAAATGAACTTCGTTCCCACCGAACCATATTAACGAGCATTTTAGCGACATATGCAACGAATTTGCCGCGTTCGTATAAATCCAGGATATCGGCTTCGGGTTTCAAAAGTAATTCCGTGAACACATGTTGTTTGACATCGTCGCGAATTTCCGCCGGTTGAATCCTTGAAAGGCAATCCCGAAGATCGTCCGAACGATACAATTGCTCGATGATTTGTTTTGCGTTCACGATGTTAAAATTAATTGTTTTTTTGATTTGAAATCAAAAACACCATATCCACGGCCAAAAAAATCAAATCCATCGGCTGAAACGTAGACGGGCAAAGGATTTCCACCAAAAACACCAAAAACACCACGGCTCTTTTGTATGCCTTTATATTCTCCACCTCTTTTATATAAGTAAGTAATTAAATTTTTATTCTTATATAAATCCGGTGGATATGGTGTATATCCTTTGTGGGCGCGGGTTTCCAATACACGAACGCGTGTTTTTCGGTGTATTTCTGCGTGTATTTTTGTATAAAATAATATCATTTTTTTAAAAAACAATTTGTGAAACTACTAATTTTAGCAGTCATTTTTTGGTGTACTTTCCATGATTCAAACGATTAAACAATGATGCGAATTCTTTATTTCGCATGGCCGTTTCGAATTTCCGCGCCGGAAGGTTGATCCGTTTGCATGTTTCGACGGCCTCTTTTTTTGTGAACTCGTCCGGCAATGCCTGGAAAAGATTATTCAATTCCGTCGGCAATCCCGTTTCCGCCACGTCAAAAAGTTTACTGATCAAACGAATCGTTGTATCGGTATAGTATTTGTAAAGGCGTTGGGATATTTTGACGATGTCTTTTGTGATTATTGGGTTCATTGGATTTGCCAGGATCGCGACGACTTGCGTAAGGCGTCCGACATAGTTCGACATTTTCGCATGTGTACCCAAAATGAAACCTTCTAATTTGTTGGAAATCCGTTCGTTGGCTTCGGTTAACTGAACCTTATGATTATGACGATACAATTCGATTGCGTCGTCCGTTATTTGGATTTTGATCGGCGGCACTTCACCGGTATTGAACCGCTTTGAATGATCATAAAGTTTGCCCAAAATGTTTGTCCAATCGGAATGTATTTCCCGGCGTTTGCTGAATGGATCGGATTCGATGTTCAATAGTTTGTAATCGGATTCGCACATAAGGAAACGCGACGCGAACCCGGAATAAATTTTGTCTTTTGGAAAAATGTTGTGCAATCGTTCCGTTTGCGTTCCCATCAACAAATTGATATTCATATTTTTTACCACACGTTCCCGGTCCCGGTCGGCCCTGGATTGAACGTACCGACCGCCGTTGAACGCTTGCGTTAAAAAGGAAATGGAATTGTTGTTTGTTTTGTATGCGCCGGCGTTCATAATATCTTCGGCCTCGTCAATATAAATTCCGATTCCGTTTTCCTGGTCCACGCATAGGGAAATATAACCTTCGATCGTTCCGTCTTTCAAAAATGGTATTGTCCGACGCGGTTTCAATTCGAAAAAATGTTCTTTGTTTTTTATGGCCTTTGCTTTCCTTTCCTCCCATTGTTTCACGGCCTCGTCAAATTCGGCGTCGGATTCGTCCATGATCGCTTTCATTGGATTTTGGCACATGACCTCATAGGCCGGCGACTTTCCGACGGACATCGGCGCGACAAGGAAACAAAAAAGGATATTTTTTGCGCCGCCAATATCGGAAACGTAACCGGAACCGGCCAGGGATGAAATGGTCCATATCCCGGCCGTTGCCAGGAATTCGGGCGACATGGATCGTTCACGGGCGACATCGAACAATGATTGTCGGATTTGCTCCGGGAATATTTCGAAAGGAAATTTTATTTCATCGTTTTGTTTTATTCCGATGTAATTCAATACGGCGTCCCAATCGCGTTTCAAATGATAGTACAAAATAAACGACGGCGGCAATGACCATATTTCGAAATCGTCTTTTGTATGCCAATTGGGGAAATTAATCATTGACGCTGAAAATATCAATACCCGTTTTGAACGCGGATAAACTTTAGCGGAAATACCTATCGATTCGGAATCCTTCCGGCGATAGGCGACGAACTTGTCATTTTTACGATAGCGGAAATTTTTGATCGGTATCAATCCGATCATGTCCAACAATAGTTCAAACGATTCGTCGGATAGTTCATTGTCATATTTTGCCAATTCCGTTTCATATCCTTTCGGGTAATTGATCGCCTTTTGATTCGGATCGTAATCGGGTTTGTATTCATTGAAATATTGCGAAACGCCGATCAAATAATTGTATTCGTCATCCGTTAACAATTCGACGTCATTCATTGATTGATGCACTTCGACATAGTTCGGCGTCGGGTAGGTGTAAACCAATGGGCCGTTGGCATATAACGCAATGACTTCGCGGCCTTCGGCGGATTGTGCCAGGTTTGTTTTGTTTGGAAATTTATCGTATTTCATCCATACATGAAAACCATTGCTCCGCGTCCTTTCGATGAATAGTTTTCCCAATAGATCGGGAACGTCATTGTTGACGATGTTCATCCATTGATCGAATAATTTTTTGTTTGATGTATTTTTCAAATCAAAATCCAGGGCGGCCCATCCGTTGCCGGTAACGATTTGAAGGGCGTTGTCCGTTGGCAACAATTCGAATTTTGTTTGTGGATTGCTCCATCCCTCTTTTTGATATTTCGGAACATTGTTTTCAATATCCCATTGGAACGGGATCGCACGCAATCCCAAATCTTTGTAATCCTGGAAAATATGTTTTAGCATGGAATAACAAATGAAAAAACCCGAAAGGTGATCCGGGTGAAACCGGCCCGGCATTTGCCGAACCTCCGGACCGCCCTTCGGGCGATTAATGTTTTATTGATCAATGGGTTTCACGTCATTGATAAGTTCACGAATTTACGACAAAATCGTAAAGTTCGAAAAATTGTTCCGGCGTTGAAATGAATTCATAAATTCCGCCGGCGTTGCGTTCCCGGATTTGCTCCGACAATTGATCCGGTCGCGGTTTGTCGCGTCCGACTTTAATTTCGATCATAACGGACCGGCCTTTGATTGTTGCGGATATGTCGGCCGTCCCTTTCCTGGTTGTTGATGGAATCCATTTTTTGACGCCGATCACATTTCCGGACGCTTGTTTTTCCTTTGAATCGACAAGGCGACCGGATACATTGACGCGCGTCGCCCGGTATCCTTTCCAATGAAGGAAATTGCAAATAAACGTCGTCAATCCATTGGCCGCGTCGACCTTCGGATATTTCGGTTCCAAATAATATCCGTCTTTGTACGCGTTCGGATATTCTACTTTGAACCATTGTTCATGCGCTGCCTGGTATCTTTTTTTGAATGTCATTTGATTGATTTTGAAAAATTAGGGCCAACGTAGAAACGCCGGCCCGATCACAATTAAAACGAAATCTTAAAATGGCAAGTCATTTAATGCCTCTTGTTGCGGCGTTGCCGGACCTTTCAATTCGGATTCTTTAAAATTGCCAATGTAAACCTTTTTCACTTTTGCTTCGCGATCCTCTTTACTTTGGCGAACGGAAACGGACCCGATGTTGCCGTACTGATCAACTTCAGCGTTGACCCATAGGTCGACATTAAGATACAACTTTCCGTTTTTGGCTTGCGTTAACTTGTCTTTTGGGATGTCCGAAACGCAAATCGAACCGATATACAACTGATTCATAGTATTGCCGGGTATAGGTTGCCGGTGCCTTTAAAAGTTAAATAGCGATATTTTCCGGGATTCCAAATTTAACGATTTGTCGTTCCCAAAATCCAGGATTTTGTCTGATCATGGCTTTTTCCGTTTTCAATGTTTTCGGACAAACGCGAATAATGATTCCGACGGGCGTACCGGTTGCCAGGCAATATCCC